CATGCGAGAGAACTTCTCTCCCACCTGATAGCCTTGAGCAATCTGGTACTCACGAGTCTGAAGACCATAGTCGCGCACCATGGTGCACACACACTTGTGCTCCAGTTGACAACACACACGACACAGGTTGAAGTCCTGCATGGCGAGAATGCCAGCACCGGCGCGGGTTTGAATGCTCTCAAACTGACGCATGGTATCTCCTAACCACTCAAAGAAGCGGTCAGTCTCTGAGAATGTGCGAACTTCCTCATAGGTGGCATGAGATCCGCCGGAAGCCACAACCCGTTCCACGCGAATGTTCCAAAAGCTCGGCCAATCATCCAAAATCGGCGGCAACTTCGACGGATCGATCATCTCCGGATCATCATCACGAGCGTACATCCCCTTGGGCGAAACCACTAGGACGAACGGAAATCGGCGCTGAACAGCAATGGGGCATGCGAAGTACGCGTGTGCATTCAAGTGTCGCGTATTGGTCGTGGCAACCACCATCTTGGCTCGAAGTGGGTTACGTCCCTTGTCTTCCAAACTGGCTTGGTTCGGAACCAGAGGCACATCGTTCATGATCTGAATGACCTCAGTTAACGAGTTGTCAACCACCTTACTGTTTGGCTCACCAAAAGCGATGTCATCAAGTAGAAGAAACCACTTCATCGAGTCCCAGCCTGACCAGAAATCATCACACGTGTTGCGGGTGTAGCGGTACTCATCCGACGTTGGCAGATCCCAAAACTTACCAGCGAACTGGTAGAGCATGCTGGTGAACGTTGACTTACCGACACACGTCTTTCCGTACACCAACAGGCCAAACGGAGGACGGCGTGACTTTTGCGCTTCACGGAATGTCGAGAGTTCTGCCTACATCATGAGCATGTCGTTAAGGAGTTTTTTGATTCCCATCACCTCCATGCCCGACGTCTTGTTTCCGAACTTCAGGATGGCTTTGCCTTCCTCCACGCACTGCTTCAGGTCGCCAACGAACTTGTGGTAACTAGTTCCCTGTGCCTCTAGGTCGCCGCGAAACTGAAATTCCCTCTTCACCTTCTGGCATGCATCAAACCACTTAGCGAAGGACTGCGGTCCGTGGATGAAGGACTCCCACTTCCCTGTCTTACGAAACATGAGAGCGCGCTGGATGAACATGGCTACAGTATCCAGAACAGTGGCCATGAAGTTCATGCCCATCAATGGCGAAGCTAGTTCTTTCTTGCAAATGTATGCCACTTTCTCATCGATCTTGACGCCCACAAGAGCAAACACTCCAAGGGCGATGGCGTACTTGTACACCTTCGTGATCTGTTGCACAACCGAACTCTCCTGGAGCGTTTCCCACTGACTCACAAGACTGCGAAGGTCTGTCACATGCTGCAGTACATCCTCAGCACTCTGTAGTTGAGGCGTGAAGAGATCTGAAGCGATGTCAGAGATGATGGTTGCAACACCCGAGATGAGTGAAGTCCCTGTGCGTAATTTGATGAACACAGTCACGGCGAGGGCGCGATCAAGGTTAGACTTGGCGCGCAACAACTGCAAGCACAAGAGAGTCACATCCTCCACAAAGCTGAGAACTTCTGGGTCTGTGAACTTCTCCAGGAAGGCCTTGGGGTCAACGTCGAGACTCTGAAGC